TGCTTTAGAGCCATACCTAAATCAAATAGCATTAGAAATGATTAAATATTGCAAAGGTAGAAAAACGGTAGTGTTCCTGCCTTTAATAAAAACTTCTCAAAAGTTCTGCGAATTACTTAATGTTCATGGCTTAAAAGCAGCCGAGGTAAATGGTAATAGCAGTGATAGAGAGAAAATACTAAATGATTTTGAGAATGGCGAATATGACGTTTTATGTAATTCTATGCTTTTAACTGAAGGATGGGATTGCCCTAGCGTAGATTGTGTTATAGTCCTACGCCCTACAAAAGTTAGAAGTTTGTATCAGCAAATGGTAGGTAGAGGAATGCGCCTTGCACCAAATAAAAAGGAATTATTGCTGCTTGATTTCCTATGGATGACAGAAAGGCATGATTTATGCAGACCATCAGCCATTATTTCTAAAGACCAAGAAATAGCGACACGAATCGACAAAATGATGATGGACAAGGAAAGTGGCATTGATTTAATGAGTGCAGAGGAAGAAGCCGAAAAGGATATCATCAAAGAAAGAGAGGATGCCCTTGCTAGGGAATTAGCTGCAATGAGGAAGAAGAAACAGAAACTTGTTGATCCTATTCAATATGCGTTTTCTATTGCAAGCGAGGATCTTCAAAATTATGAACCAACATTTGCATGGGAAATGGCACCAGCTAGTCAAAAACAACTTGATTACTTGGAACAACATGGAATTTATGCCGATGCAGTTACTTGTAGCGGAATGGCGAATTTACTAATTGATAAATTGAAAAATAGACAATTTGAGGGACTTGCTACACCTAGACAAATTCGTTTACTAGAACGTTTTGGTTTCCTTCATGTTGGTATGTGGAGCTTTGAATCCGCTAGCAAAATGATTACTAGAATATCAGAAAATAATTGGTTCTTACCTAGAGGAATTGACGCTGCTAGTTATCAACCATAATTAGGAGGATGAAAATGGACAATATTATAGAAGCTTTAAATTATATCGATGTGGCTAGATTATCCTACCAAGAATGGATTAATGTAGGCATGGGTTTAAAAAGCGAAGGATACGATTGCTCCGTTTGGGATAAGTGGAGTAGTAATGACTCTAGATACAAATCAGGCGAATGTGAAAGGAAATGGAGGACCTTTAATGGTTCTTCAAATCCTATTACAGGCGCTACAATAGTTCAAATGGCGATGGATAACGGTTGGTCGCCTTTTATCGTAAAAAATGGGGAGATGGAATGGGATGATGTTATTGAATATGATGGCGAGGGACCAGTCTATCAAACTAATTATATAAAGCCAAGTGATCAATTAATTACATACCTTAAAACATTATTTAAAGATGAGGAAATAGTAGGCTATGTAACTAACGATGTTTGGCAAGACAAGGACGGAAGGTATATGCCTTCTAAAGGAGTATATGATAGGACAGCAGGAGAGCTTATAGAACTTTTAAAAAAGCATCCAGATGATATAGGTGCTGTTATTGGTGATTGGAAGGAAGAATGTGGGGCATGGATTAGATTTAATCCAGTAGATGGGCAAGGAGTAAAGAATGAAAATATTACTAGATTCACTTATGCCCTTGTAGAGTCCGATGATATGCCAATAGCAGAACAGGATGCTTTATATAGAAAGTTTGAACTTCCTATTGCTTGTTTAGTTCATTCTGGTGGCAAAAGTATTCATGCGATAGTTAAGGTTGATGCTCGTGATGCAGAAGAATACCGTAAACGAGTGGACTTTTTATACGATTTCTTGGAAAAGAACGGGTTGAAGGTGGACAAGGCGAATAGGAATCCGTCTAGATTATCAAGAATGCCTGGTGTTACTAGAAATGGTGTAATTCAGACTTTAATAGACACAAATATAGGAAGAAGAAATTGGAATGAGTGGCTTGATTTTGCCGAGGGCATTGCCGATGAGCTTCCTGCTTTAACATACCTAGATGAAGCCTTGATGAACCCACCAAGTTTGCCTCCAGAATTAATAGAGGGCATTTTAAGGGTAGGTCACAAAATGCTTATATCAGGTTCATCTAAAGCTGGTAAGTCATTCTTACTTATGGAACTTTGTATTTGTTTAGCAGAAGGGATAAAGTGGCTTGGTTTCCAATGTAAAAAATCAAAGGTTCTTTATGTGAATCTAGAGATTGATTCTGCTAGCTGTATTAATCGATTTAGTGAAATATATAAGTCTATGAATATTCGCCCTAAATTTACAAAGGATATAGTTATTTGGAATTTAAGGGGTAGAGCAATGCCACTTGATAAACTAGTTCCTAGACTTATTAGAAAAGTAGATAAACAAGGCTTTGATGCTGTTATCATAGACCCTATTTATAAGGTTATTATGGGCGATGAAAATAATGCGAGTGAAATGGGTGCATTCTGTAATCAATTCGACAAAATATGCAATGAAACAGGATGCAGTGCTATTTATTGTCATCATCACTCAAAGGGAGCACAAGGCTTTAAACGTGCTATGGATAGAGCGTCAGGTTCAGGAGTATTTTCAAGAGACCCTGATGCACAACTTGATATGATTCAATTAGAAACTACTGAAGAATTTATAGAAACTAATGCCGATGATTTGACTACTACTGCTTGGAGACTAGAAAGTAGCCTTCGTGAGTTTCCTAATATTAAGCCTGTTAACTTTTGGTTTAAGTATCCTATTCATTATATTGATGAAACTGGTGTTTTAACGAAGAAAATGGCACAAGGAGATCCTAGATCAAATTTAGAGAAAAGTGGGAAGAGAAGTCAAACGCCAGACTCAAGGAAGGAAGAATTTGATAGAGCATTTGATATTAATGCCCTTGATGGTTCGTGTAAGGCGAGTGAATTAGCAGTTTATATGGGCATAGCTGAACGAACGGTTAGGGCTCGAGTAAAGGAATTTGAGGATGAGTATATAACTGTAAATGGCGTTGTATCACGTCGTGTTCCTACTATGGAAAGTGAGGTGGCTGGCAAATGTCAAAATTAAGGTCCTGGCATCTGGCAGAAAGGGCTTATATATATAGGGAATGTATGCCAGATGACGCAATGTTATGTAGGATAGGGCTCAAGAGCCAGCCCTATCCCATTACCATTGCATCTCCGTCAGCCCTAACCTTTCTACCAGAAAAAAGAGAAAAAAAGAAAAATCCATTCTGCCAGCAAAAAGGAGGTATGCAAAAATGAAAATATTTCTATTACTAGATCCACCAACTACTACAGCTCAAGAGAGTCAAGTGGCTTTGGTTAGAAATAAACCAGTGTTCTATAAACCAGAAAAGGTTAAGCAGGCACGTGATACTCTTATCTATTACTTGTTGCCATTCAAACCAAAAGAACCAATGCAAGGTCCTATTAGATTAATGGTTAGCTGGAGGTTTCCAAAAGGAAAATCCCATAAACATAATGAATGGAGAGTCACAAAGCCAGACACTGATAATCTAGATAAAATGCTAAAGGACTGCATGACTCAAGTTGGGTTTTGGAAGGATGATGCTCAAGTAGTAGTAGAGCATATAGAAAAAGTATGGAGCGATGAACCTGTAGGAATTGCTATTGAATATGAACAACTGAATAAATTCAAAGAGGAGGGATGATGTTGTGAAAGCAAAGGATTATTTAAGCCAAGTCTATCACTTGGAAGAAAAAATAAAAAAATTGAAACTTGATATTGAAGAGTATAAACGATTAGCAACTGAACTTCCTGGTTCTGATTATGATTCAGTAAAGGTTGATTGCACTAGAACTAATGATGCACCTTTCAAAAAATGGATTATTAAAGCAGCTGATTTGGAAATCGATTTGAAAGCGTTAGAGAAAAAATATCCAATACTTAAAAATGAAGTGATCGCAACTATTGATTCAATCCAAGACTCGGATTTGAAAAGGGTGCTGTTCTACAGGTATATAGATAGAATGAGCTGGAACCAAATCGCAGATAAGGTTTGCGTATCAGTTCCTACAATATTTAGATATCATAAAAACGGATTGAAAAAAATTAAGGTTCCAGTAAAAATTGATAGTTAGTGATAGTTCGTGATAGTTGATGATAGTAACCCTTCTATGTTAGGATTATAATGACGAAAAATAAATGAGAAGCTCTAGATTAAAACTCTGGGGCTTTTTTTATGTAATCAAGAAAGGAGGTTTATTCATGCCGTTTAAGTTCAAGAAACCATGTGCCTATCAAGGATGCCCTAAACTTACTAAAGAAGTGTATTGCGATGAGCATAAGCATTTGAATGCTAAACAATACGATTCATATAAAAGGGATCCAGAACATGATAAGAAGTATGGAAGTAAGTGGCGAAAAACTAGAAGCCTTTATGTAAAGCATTATCCTTTGTGTGAAATGTGCCTAAAGGTTGGTAAGTTTGTCCCAGTAGAAGAAGTTCATCATATTGTTCCTTTATCGCAAGGTGGTTCAAATGATTTTAGTAATTTGATGTCGCTTTGCCAGTCCTGCCATACTAAATTACATTATGAACTCGGTGATAGGAAATAACGGGGTATAGGGGTCTAAATCTCTACAACATAATCGTTAAACACCGAGCGATGGGTTTCGTGCGAATTTTTTTGGGTTCAAACGGGGTATTAACCATATGGCAAAGGATGGAACAGCAAGAGGTGGTCCTAGAATAGGGGCAGGTGGCAAACCTCAAAACAAAAAGAAAATAGAATTAATGAACACGAGTTTTGATGATGTAGCGGATTTTGTTGCACCAGATGAAATTATAGGCGTGGATGTGCCACCAGTTAAAGAATTTATGAAAGCCAAGCAAAAAAACGGTAAGGATTTATATGCCGAAGAAATATTTAAAACTACTTATGTTTGGCTGAAGAAAAAGGGTTGTGAAAAATTAGTAAGCAACCAAGTTATAGAGCAATATGCTATGGCAGTATCTAGATGGATACAATGCGAAGAAGCGATATCGGAATATGGATTTTTAGCAAAACATCCAACAACGGGTAATGCAATAGCAAGTCCTTATGTGCAAATGAGCCAGTCCTATATGAAACAAATAACGCAGATTTGGTATCAAATTTATCAAGTAATTAGGGATAAAGGAAATGCCGATGTGGATGAAATGGATGAGCAGGACATAATGATGGCTCGATTACTAAATATGAAAAGAGAAAACTAGGTCACCGATTGGTGGCTTTTTTTGTTAGGAGGATGATTGATATTGAAAGTTATTGAGTTATTCGCTGGCGTTGGTGCTCAAAGAAAAGGCTTAGAAAATGCAGGAATAGAACACCAAGTTGTAGCGATAAGTGAAATAGACAAATATGCATTAAAGGTCTATGAGAAATTATATGGGGATACTTTGAACTTGGGTGATATTTGTAAAATAGACAAATTACCTAAAGCTGATTTATGGACTTACTCATTCCCATGCACTGATATTTCTATTTGTGGAAAAATGAATGGATTTGAAAAAGGAAGTAATACTAGAAGTTCATTACTATGGGAAGTTGAAAGGCTTTTAAATATAGCAAAGGAAAATAACGAGTTACCTAGATACTTATTGCTTGAGAATGTAAAAAATATAGTTTCAAAAAAATTTAAACCATTCTTTGATTCTTGGTTAAAGTATCTAGAAGGGTTAGGTTATAAAAATTTCTATAAGGTGCTAAATTCAAAAAATTACGGAATACCTCAAAATCGAGAAAGAGTGTTTGTTTTGTCGATACTTGACGAAAATGCTCAATTCCAATTTCCAGAAGAACAGGAACTTAAAATAAAGTTAAGGGATATGCTGGAAAAGGAAGTCGATGAAAGGTATTTTTTAAGTTTGATGAAATTGAAAAGTATAGCAAATTGGAAAGCACACCAGGATCCACTAAAGGGGATTGATAAGGAAAAGGAAGTCAGTCCAACTTTAACTGCTAGAGGTGCTGGTCTAGAACATTCTGGGATGGTTTTGATAAACGAACCTTTGTATATTCATGAAAACACAAAGAAGGGTTATGCGGAAGCTAATGAGGGTGACGGGGTTTACATAAACAGACCACATCAAAAAAGAGGGGTAGTTCAAAAGGGTATGATTCAAACAATAAAAACAAGTCCTGATATTGGTGTAGTAGTGAAAACTGAAGAATATGCAGGAATGTTCCAGTATATAAAAAGCGATAAATTTATGGGCGGCAAGGATAGGTTTAAACCAAACAAAGAACTTGCCGATACAATTCAAACCAAACCTAAAGAAGGAGTTGTTGATTGTAAGTTAGGAATTAGAAGGCTTACACCGCGTGAGTGTTGGCGTTTAATGGGATGGACTGATGAGGATATAGATAAAGCCTTGAGTGCAGAAGTATCCGAAACGCAGTTATATAAAATGGCTGGTAATTCAATAGTTGTGAATGTTTTAACAGAAATATTTAAAAAATTAAAGGAGAGTGAATGTAATGAGACTATTTTCAACTGAACAAGTAAGCAAGTATCATCCAGACAAATATGCGGACCAAATAAGTGATGCTATTTTGACTGAATGTTTACTTCAAGATAAAACTGCCCATTGTGGGGTTGAGGTTTTAGTAAAGGATAACACCATAGTTTTAAGTGGCGAAATAAAATGTAATGCCTATGTAGACTATGAAGAAATTGCAAAAGAGGTTGCTAGAAAACTAAATTATAAAGTCGATAATGTGATCAATTTGATTGGAGTTCAATCATATGAAATCGACAATGCGGTTGTATCCGATGAAGAAATAGGTGCGGGAGATCAAGGGACTATGTTTGGTTTTGCTTGTGCTGATACAGAAAGTTGCCTTCCTTTTGGATTTGATTTAGCAAACAAAATTATTAGAATAATTGAGGATGATGTAGAAGTGAATCCAGAAAGCCCACTTAAAGGAGACGCAAAAACGCAAGTTACTGTTGATCTAGATAAAGATCCTGATTTTGATTCAGTAGAAAGCATTTTGATTTCCGCTTGTCATAAGGAAAGTGTGTCTTTGGATGATGTAAGAGCGTATATAACGGATCTAGTAAAAGTAATTTTTGGTGATAGAGAGTTGCCTAAATTAATAATAAATCCTAGTGGAATATGGACAATTGGTGGTCCTACTGCCGATTGTGGTCTAACAGGAAGGAAGATCGTTTGTGATCAATATGGCGGATATTGTGCTGTAGGTGGGGGTGCATTTAGTGGAAAGGATCCAAGTAAAGTTGACCGTAGTGCGACTTATATGGCACGTTACATCGCACAGCACTTATTAAAGACACACAAATTGAAGTGGTGTGAGGTTCAATTAGCGTATGCGATAGGGGTTGCAGAGCCTGTTTCTGTAAGTGTTAGAAATGATAAAGGTCTAGAGTTGAGTGAAGAGGTTAGAATTAACTATCCGTTGACACCAAGAGGAATAATTAACAAGCTAGATTTATTGAATAGGGACTATGAGAAAATAGCTGAAGGATGTCATTTTAGGGAGGGTGCAGTATGAAAACCACGACAAATATGACACTTGTAGCATTAGAAAAATTAATCCCTTATATAAATAATGCAAGGACTCACTCTCCAGAACAAATCAAAAAACTTCGCAGTAGCATTCGTGAATTTGGGTTTATTAATCCAGTTATTATAGATGACAAATACAATATAATTGCTGGTCATGGTAGAGTGATGGCAGCAAAAGAGGAAGGCATAAATGACGTGCCTTGTGTTTTTGTTGACTATCTAACTGAAGCTCAAAAGAAAGCATATATAATTGCCGATAACAGAATGGCAATGGATGCAGGATGGGATGAGCAACTTTTGAAGGTTGAGTTAGAATCATTACAGGATGAGGCTTTTGATTTATCCTTAACTGGTTTTGATGATAAGGAAATTGCTGATTTTTTCAAAAGTGATGATGAGGCTGTTGATGACGAATACGATGTAACTGCTGCTTTAGAACAGGCTTCATTTGTAAATAAAGGTGATCGTTGGGTCGTTGGTCGCCATGTTTTATATTGCGGTGATGCTACAAATGAAGAGGATGTAGATAAATTAATGGAAGGTAAAAAAGCAAACCTTATTTTAACTGACCCACCATATGGGGTTAACTTTAAATCAACAAATGGACTTACTATAAAAAACGACAAAATGAAAGAGGATGAGTTCTATGAATTTCTATTAACTTCATTCAATAACATGGTCAAACATAGTGAGGCAGGAGCAAGTGCTTATATTTTCCATGCTGATACTGAATCAGTTAATTTTAGAAAAGCATTCAGAGAAGCTGGTTTCCATTTAGCCAATTGTTGTGTTTGGGTAAAGAATCATTTTGTATTAGGTAGAAGTGATTATCATTGGCAACATGAACCAATATTATTTGGTTTTCTAAAGAATGGTAAACATAGCTGGTATTCCGATAGAAGCCAAACGACTGTATGGAATTTCAAAAAGCCAAATAGAAGTGATATTCATCCAACAACTAAACCAATTGATTTAATGGCTTATCCAATAGGAAATTCAACACAAGCAAATGCTATTGTAATTGATTTATTTGGAGGATCTGGTTCTACACTTATGGCTTGCGAACAAATAAATCGAATTTGCTATACGATGGAATTAGACGAAAAATATGCATCGGTAATTTTAAGAAGGTATGTAGAAATGACTGGTGATAGAGAAAACGTTTATTGTTATAGAGATGGAGTAAAATATACTTTTGATGATTTAGTTATAGAAGTAAATAAACCTTGCAATCCAGTTGAAGAAGAGTGATTAATGCCACCGATGGGAGGTGGTATAAGTGGATGTTGAGAATATGACATTTGAAGAAAAAAGAGAGTTCATCAAATTAAAAAAATATTGTATTGAAAAAAAGTTTGATGTAAATCTAATGCTCATCCTAGTAGTAACAATTAGAGATTGTGACAAAAGGCAAACTTGGATGGAAGCTATAAATCATGCAAGAACCTTTTATGAAAGCAGACCTAAAGTAGAATAAAATGTGTGTCTTTATCCGCTTGTTAGCTGTAAAGCGTTGATTAATAACTTGTAAAGAGTGATTAATGTAATAACAAAAAGAGGAGGAGATTACAATGAAAACGGTAGAGGAAAAGTTATGGGAAAAACTTTATAAACTTGCTGATCAAAAGGAAATTGACAGGGATGCAATGAATAGGTTGGTAAACTATTACATTAACTTCAATCATTGGAACGAAACAACTGCTTTAAATTATGCAATCAACTTATATTATAACGGTTGTATTGATATGATTTTAGCACTTAAGTAAGAGGTCCGATTATGACTGAAGAAGAAAAAATCGAGCAAAGGTATGAAGAAATCCGAAAAAAATTAAGGATGCCTAAAAATACTAGTGATTCAACTATAAGGATTTTAGGACACCTTGCAAGGATGCCTAGAATCGAAGTAAAAAAACTCATAATAAAAATGTATGAAGGAGATGAAGAGGATGATAAGTGATTTAACTTTAAGTCTACTTAAAAAGAAGTATCCTGTAGGGACTAGAATAAAACTAGTAAAAATGAATGATTTTCAAGCACCTCCTATTGGAACTCTAGGAACGATTAAAGGAGTCGATGATATCGGCTCTTTACTTGTTTCTTGGGACAATGGTAGCAGTTTGAACTTAGTTTATGGTCAGGATGAATGTGAAATCGTAAAAGAGTAAAAAATGTGTGTTTATTTATCCGCTTAATGCTCTAGTGTCGTTGATTAATTACTTTACAAGAGTGATTAATGTAGTAACAAAAGGAAAAGGAAACCTTTTGTTAGGAGGGTGAGGACAATGAATGCGAAGGTTGAAAATAGGATAACCAATATGAAGAATCAAACATTTGGTGTCGAGGTGGAGATGAACAACATCACCAGAAAGCAGGCTGCAGAAATTGTAGCAAATTATTATAGGACTAGCGTAAAGGAAAGGTCGTTCAGGTCAAGAAGTAGTGCAATATACTATACTTATGAATGCATGGATACAAAGGATAGAATATGGAAATTTGTGCCAGATGGAAGTATCCTTAACTGCCCACAGGAAGAAGAATGTGAAATGGTAACTCCAATCCTAAAATATGATGATATGAAAGACCTACAAGAAATTATAAGGTTGTTAAGACAAGGAGGAGCAAGGAGTTATCCATCCGACAGATGCGGTGTTCACATTCACATAGGGGTTGGAGATCATAACCCTAAAACATTAAGAAATCTAGCAAACATAATGGCAAGTCATGAACCACTATTAATTGATGCACTAAAACTAAATCGAACTAGGATTGATAGGTATTGTCATATGGTAAATCCTACTTTTATAAAATTATTAAATGCTAGGAAACCAAAAACAATGGAAAAATTTGCTGATGTTTGGTATGACACTTTAGCTGCATTTGATGATAGGAATACCAAATATAACGATTCTAGATACCATATGCTTAACTACCATGCAACTTTTACAAAAAAGACTATTGAATTTAGATTATTCCAATTTGATGAACCTGAAGGAAACGATAAAAATGGACTTCATGCAGGACAACTAAAAGCCTATATTCAACTATGTTTAGCATTAAGCCAACTTGCAAAAGAAGTAAGTAATGCAAGTCCAAAACCTCAACAAAAAGAAAATCCGAAGTATGCAATGAGAACTTGGTTGTTAAGACTAGGTTTCATTGGAGATGAATTTGCAACTGCTAGGAAATTCTTAACAAAAAGATTAAAAGGGGATGCCTCATTTAGAAATGGTAGGGCATCAACAAGGGGAGGTAATTAAAATGAAAAAGTATTATTTAGCATATGGAAGTAACCTAAACATGGAACAAATGATGAGAAGGTGTCCAAATGCAAAAC